TCATCTATTAATGATAAACAAATTGAAGATGAACCAAAAGAAAAAAAAATAAAGAAAGAAAAAAAATCATCTATTAAGAATGAACAAACTGATGATATAACAAAAACAAAGAAAATAACAAAATCAAAAAAACCTTCGATTGAAGAAGAACAAATTGAAGATGAACCAAAAGAAAAAAAACCATCTATTAAGAATGAACAAACTGATGATATAACAAAAACAAAGAAAATAGCAAAATCAAAAAAACCTTCTATTGAAGAAAATAAAGACAAAAAAACAATGAAAGAGTATGAAGATAAATTCGAATTATTAAAAAATGATTATATATTAATTTGTAAAGAAACATCCGAATTACAAAACGAATTAAATACTAAAGATAAAAATAGAGAACAAATACTAAATGAAATTAGGAAGTTACAGAAAAATTTTATACCAAATTCTAATTTCGGTATTTTATTAAATACAAATGCAAATACAAATGCAAATACAAATGCAAATACAAATGCAAATACAAATATATCTACATCTTTAATATTAGATAATAATAAATTAAGTATTAAAAAACCAATACGTCATACTGATATGGAGACAGATGATTCAGAATCTGAAGATTTTTCTGATGATCTTGATAGTGGCAGTGATTCTAATTAAAAAATTGATATTTAATATATTTATCATTTATTGATTTGGTTTATTATATATATATGATATACAATAAACCAAATAATAATAAAAAATCAACAGATATTAATTTAGTATATTATGATTATACTTCTTATGAAAATATAAATTATACTAACTTAAAAGATAGTTTTTGTAAAAATGAATTTATTGAAAAAAAAATATCAAGTTATAAAAAAGAACTCGAAAATATTAATGAATTAAATATAAAAAAATTAAGTTCTAAAAATAAATCAAGTTCTAAAAAAAAATCAAGTTCTAAAAAAAAATCAACTCCTAAAAAAAAATAAAATCCTAAAAAAAAATCAACTCCTAAAAAAAAATCAACTCCTAAAAAAAATTAAATTATAGTTCGAGGGGCAGTCGTATATATACGACTGCCCTTCTCGCTATAATTAGATTATAGCGAGAAGGATGGCTTCACCAATAAAGAAAAATTGAAATAATATATTTTTCTTTAATTTTATTTTATTTTATAATAAAATGGCAAATTTAATTTCCAATATGGTAACACGTAGAGTTGCAAATATAAAAACTGGTAATAGTCATCATGCAGCTTTATTAATCCCGTTAAAAGGGGCACGCTAATTTTAAAGGAAATAATTATGGAGAGAATTATTTTAGAACTTCAAATAATAGTATTCATGCGGAAGTAGATGCAATAAACAGAACAGCTCTGAAATATTATTCTCGTAAAAAAAAAAAAAATAAAAAAAAATTTAATCTAATTGTGATAAAAGTTTCTAGAGCAGGAAATAATATTGGATGTTCGCGGTTATGTGAAAGATGTGTATTATATGTAAATAATATTTCTAATCATTCTGGAATTTCTATTAGTAAAATTATATATTCAAATACAGATGGAAGTTTTACAAAAACTTCTCCATTTAGATTATTAAATTCGTCAGATCATCATATTTCTAAGTATTATAAAAATCATGGATATAAGCCCACACTTTCGTGCTGTAGTCAAGATGAATGTTGTACTGAAATAGATTCTAATGAGGACGAAGATCTATTAGAAGGATAACAATAATGCCTCTAGGTATTCAATCCTAGAGGCATTAAATTTGAAATTATAATTTAATATATATAAAGATTTATATAAATTAAATTATAATGAAGATAGTTAAATCATTTTCAGAAAATTATAATTATATGTTTGTGTTAGATAAAATACCAATAAGTAATTTAAGTAAAATAGAATCAGAAAAATCTTATAAAGTAAAATTTGATGAAAATTTTTCATATTGTATTTTAAATAAATTAAATAAATTAAATAAATTAATAATAATAAATTTTACTGATTATCAATTATTTTATTACAAAAATAATTTTAAATTAAGATCTATTAATACAACTAACGATTATATTTTAAACAAAATAAATAGAATAAATTTAAACTATGTAAAATATATTAATAGTGAAAAAAAAGATTTTTTAGTAAATTTAATAGATGAATATAGTTTTATAATTAAAAATGATTTTAATTTAGATATAGTTAATAAAGTATTTGAATTATTAGATAGTTTATATAATACAAGTGATTATGAAAATTTTGATTATCAAAATTATTTAGATCCCTTAATTTCCATATTTATATCTGGTATAAATAATAATATTTTTGATAAAAATGAATTAATAGAAATATTAGATTTATTATCAAAAGTTTCAGATGATATTTTATTTGATAATTATTATTTTACAAAAATTATATATGAAATATTAATAATAAAAATTCAAGAGTTTGAATGGGATGATTCTTTAATATCAGAAATATTAAATTTTTCAAAATTTCCAGAAATAAAATCGTATTATAATATATTTTATAATTTGTCTAATCTATTACAAATAGATATAAAAATAAAAAATATATTAGACAAATTTGATTTAAATAGTTATAGCCAGATGGGCGTATATGACTCGGTTTATAATTGTAAAAATTCTAAAGAATTATATCATTCAATTATAACTCAAACGAATTGGATTGAAGAATTAGAATGTGGTAATATTATGGGATTATTATTAAATATTAATCCGAAAGAAATTAATAAAAATGGTTATAATTTAGATTATGTACCAATTGATGATATAACTCATACAATTGTTGGATTTGATCAAATTTTAGAAGCTTATAATATAAATAAAGATAATAATTATGAATGTGTTATGTCAGGATATGGTGTAGGCAATGGCAATTGTTTTTTACCATTATACATAGATCCAAATCATTGGAAATTAGTAGAAATATATTTAAATTATAATTTAGGTATTTTATTTAATAGAAATTCATTGAATTTGAATAAAAATCATAAAGAATTATATAAAAATGTTTTAGTAAAAATGATAAATTTAACATTTAGTGATGATGGTTATAAATCAGAAAAATGGATAAATTTATTATTTTCAGTATTAAGAACGAACTATGAATTATTTAAAAATGATTATAATGATTTAAAAAAATTTAAAAAAAATATTAAATTCAGAACAACATGTAATATTAATAATATACTATTTAATTATTTATTAAATGATAATTATGATGATTGTATAGAAGATATTATATTTGAGGAAGTTATTAGAAGAACATTGAAATCGTTATATAGAAATATAGATATATTAGATAACATATACGATTTTAATATAAATTTAGCATTAAATTATGAAATAAATTATAATGATAATAATTTACCAGATAATTTAGTAAACGATTTAAAATTTAAGAATTGGATAAAAGATTTAGAAAATAATAATATATTTTCTGAGAAAATAACTCTTATATATGGAATAATAATGATGAAAACTATAATAAAACGAGATAAATCCTTTATTAATTTTGATAATAATTGTGGTGTATTATCAAATGAAAATATGGAATATGTAAAAAATTTTATACAAGATACAAAAATATTACCAGAAAATGTAGATCTATCTGGTATTTTAAATACTCAATTTAAAAATCATGTAAATATAACAAAAGATAAAGTATTTTCGGTAAATGCATTTATAAAATTAAATTTAGTTGAAAATATTGATGCGTTAAAAGGTATGTTTATTCAAGGATTAATTCAAAGAGTTAATAAATGTAGAAAGAAAGCAATTGAAAATAATAAAGTTCAAAATCCATTTAATGATAATAATATTATTAAATATACTGGTTTATTAATAAGTCAACGATTTATTAAAAATTATTATAATTTAACAAATTATGAAAGTTATATAAATGTATTAAATATATTAGATACAAAAATATTAGAAAAATTCATTAATTGTATGATTAAAAAAACGTTCTCTATTAAATCAGATATAGTTAGTAATATAATTAAAATTAATTCTGACAGAGTTGATATTGTACTTAATTTATTAAAAAGTTGAAAAAACAATTTCTTTTTAGATATATTTATTATTTTAAATAAAATGTTATTTGAAATAATAAATGCGCTTTGTTGGATATCTGTATTTTTTTGTTTTTATTTAATATTAAATCCAAATATTAATATAATGAAAAATTTACATATATCTCCTTATAAAATTAAATTAAATAAAGAGAGAGAACCAAATTATAATGTTATTGAACATCTTCAAAATTTCCCTCAAGAAAAATTAATTAAAATATCAAAATCATTTACAAATAATTTTGATGTTATGGTTTTTAATTTCAATGGTAGTTTAAATATAGGAAATATTATGAGACTTAGTTGCATATATGGCGCAGATAACTATTATATTGTAGGAAGGAAAATTTATGATTCTCGATCATGTGTTGGGTCCAATAAATATCTTAATGTAAAAATATTACAGAATATAGTAAAATATTTGCCAGATAAGAATATAGATCCGGATATTAATAAAAAGGAATTAAAACAATTTTTTATAAATAATAATTTATCTCCAATATTTATAGAGCAAGGAGGAGAAGATATTACTAAATTTAATTTTAAAAGTAACATACCAAAAATAAATAATAAACCCGTGTTTATTTTTGGTAATGAAAGTTATGGAATTGATAAAGAAGTACTTAATTACTGTAGTGATATTGAAGGATTTTCCGTATTATCTATTCCGCAATTAGGAATACTAAGATCATTAAATGTATCTAATTCTGCATCTATTGTATTATGGGAATATTATAAACAAATACTTGTAAAATCTGATCCTAAATATAAATATGATTTATAATTATATATTTCAATAACGAATATAAATAGATACGATTTTTATAATAAGTTTTTTTTATATTTAGAGCGGTGCGGATTTTAAATGCCGGTTTTTAGGTCTTATATATTTTTAATTTTCTATGTTTTGATGAAGTTCTCTTTTTCGATGATTTTTTTTTAGTTTTATAATATTCTTTATTATACGGATAAATAAATCAAGACCAAAAGAATTTAGCCCAAAACTGAAAGAAATAAAGAAAACTGTTAAATCAAAACAGAAAAAACGAATTGTTGTTTAATCAAGGTAGTAGATTAAATAGCATCTGGTAGGATTATGTGTATCTACCTTTATGTGCACATAAGTAAGCATACTATTTAGATTTTAGTACCTTTAATGGCAAAGCGGTGTGGGTTTTTAGATGTTTTTAAAACCGGCGTTTAAAATCCGCACCGCTCTAAATGTTAAAAATTATGGAAAATGTCTTAATTAATACGGCGTTTGACATGATTAATTTGTCTTTTATTGTTTTGAGGTTTTTGGACATTAATATTTTATATAGTTTTTTAATTAAAATATAATATATAGTATATGAGTTTTTATAGTGCAACGGGTAAATTAATTAATAAATCTTTAGATTTAAAAAAAGAATCTGATTCTGTTAAACAATCAATTGAATATAAAGCAAACGGGATTTTAATTATCGAAAATGATGATAAAGTTAGTGCCGCTCCGCGTATATCTAAAAATAAATCTAAAAATATGTCTTTAGCTAATATACAAAAAAATATTAAACCATCTTCTTCTATAATTGAAGAAGAATAGTTACACAAATAAATATATGTCATAAAAATTGACATATTTAAAAGTTAGTTAGTTATTTATATTTATTAAAGTATAAATGACTGATCATTATAAAAGATATAAAAGTAAATTAAAAGAACCTGTTATTATTCCTTATAATGTCAATAATAAGTTGATCCGAGATGTAGATTTAAAAGAAATATTAAATAGATTTGGAATAAAATTAGAAGTAGTAGATATAGAATTATATAGGCAAGCATTAACTCATAAATCATATATAAAAAAAGAATTTTATAATAAAAATATGGATGAAATAATAAAACATAAAGAAAAAATGGGAGAAGTATTAGAATTAAGAGATGAATCAAATGAAAGATTAGAATTTTTTGGAGATACAGTTATTAAAGCAGTTATTTCTGAATATTTATTTGAACGTTATCCAAATGAAGATGAAGGATTCATGACTAAATTAAAAACAAAAATAGAAAATAGAGAATCATTGGCTCTATGGTCCAGAACGATTGGTTTAGACGAATTTGTGATAATTTCTGCACAAAATGAAGGAAGTAACAATGGAAGAACTAATGAGAAAATTTTAGAAGATGCTTTTGAATCATTTATAGGTGCTTTAAAAAAAGATACAAATTTTGAAACATGTAAAGCATTAATTAGAAATCTTTTAGAAAATCAAATCGATTGGTCTGAAATTTTATATAAAGATTGTAATTATAAAGATCACTTACAAAGATATTATCATTCAATAAAATGGGAACATCCTACATTTGATTTAATAAAGGAAGAACATTTACAAAATAATAAACGATTTTTTACTGTTAGAGTAAAAAATAATAATAAAAATACTGTCGCAGTTGCAACTGATACTTCTATCAAAAAGGCACAGCAATTAGCTTCAAAATTAGCATTATATAAGTTTGGACAATTATCAGATTTTCAAATGAATGATGAAGATTTCGAATTACTTAAATAATTTTTATTTATTATATATAATTATATATTTAAATAAAAATGTAGAAAATTATAAAATTTTATATATAATAATATATATATGTCTGATAATAAATATATTGACTTAAAAATAAATGGTAGATTATTCCCATCATGGGTATTACTAAATTTTAAAAATTATAAATTACCTCCATCATTAAGAGTTGAAGGAGATGATCCATGTAAAAGAAAAACTAAACAAGAATTAAGAAAATATCAAGATTTTATTTCTATGTTTTTAGATTATAAATCTCCTCATAAAGAAATATTATTATACCATGGCTTAGGTTCAGGTAAGACAGCTACAACAATTAATTTAATGAATATTTTATATAACTATACACCAGCATGGAATATATTTATTTTAATAAAAGCATCTCTAAGAAATAGTTGGTTAGACGAAATAAAAAAATGGATGTCAGAAGATGAATATAATGAAAGATTTTCTAATATCAAATTTATTCATTATGATTCACCATTTGCAGATAAAAATTTTTTAGATGCTATTAAGCAAAGTGATAGTTCAAAAAAATCATTATATATATTTGATGAGATACATAATTTTATAAATAATGTATATAATAATATAACTAGTAAGACTGGTAAAAGAGCTTATGTAATATATGATTATATACAACAGGAAAAACGTGATAATGAAGATACTAGAATTATTTTAATGACGGGTACTCCTGCAATTAATAATCCTTTTGAAATTGCATTGATCTTTAATTTATTACGTCCAGGAATTTTTCCAAATAGTGAAATAAAATTCAATGAAATATATATTAAAGGTAATAAATTAGATTCTGCCATGAAAAATATGTTTCAAAGAAGAATAATGGGTTTAGTTTCATATTATTCTGGCGCAGACAAACAATTATTTGCTGATAAAAATTATCATTTTATTCAACTAAATATGGATCCATATCAACAAGAAGTTTATGAACATTTTGAAGAGATTGAAGATAAAATAGACAAAAAAAATAAAAATAGATCTAGAGGTTCCAAAGTTCCAAGTACATATAAATCTTTTACTAGACAATCTTGTAATTTTACATTTCCAATTATGGGATCAAAACTACGAGGAGAAAATAGACCAAGACCTTCTAATTTTAAAGTTTCTGAATCTGATATTCAAAAGATATTAGAAGGAAAAAATGATAAAGTAGATCAAAATGAAAAAAAAGAAAATAATTTTATTGAATATTTTGATATGATAGATCTTTATTTAAAAGAATTAGATATATATTTTAAAAAAATTATAGATAAAGATAATAAGAAAAATAACAGTTTAGAAAAAGATATTTCTATTTTTAAAAATAAATATCATAATAATTTTGATAAGTTTTGGAAAGAATATCAAAATAAATCAGAATTATTAAAAGAATTTTATACTTGTTCATGTAAAATAACTGCAATTATATTTAATTCATTCACTTCAAAAGGTCCTTTAATAATTTATTCAAATTATGTAAGAATGGAAGGATTAGAAGTTATTAAGATATATTTAAAATTTTTTGGTTTTAGTTCTTATAAAGATAAAACTGGAAAAGATTATTATAGATATACCGAATATCATGGATCAATTAGTATGGAAGAAAGAAATAAAAATAAAAAAATATTTAATAATGATATTAATATTGATGGCAAACTTATAAAAATTATTTTAATATCACCTGCTGGTTCAGAAGGTATTTCTTTACAAAATATTAGACAAGTACATGTATTAGAACCATATTGGAATGAGGTTAGAATTAACCAATTGGTGGGACGTGCTATAAGACAATGTTCTCATGCAGATTTACCAATGAAAGAAAGATATGTAGATATATACAGATATATAGCTAAAAGAACAAATAACAAAGAAACAACAGACGAAAATATTCAAAAATTAGCTAATAAAAAAGACGAATTAATAAATTCATTTTTAGTTACATTACAAGAAGTTGCAATCGATTGTGAATTATTTAAAAATCATAATATTCAAAATAATGAATATAGATGTTTCAAATTTAATCAAGATAGTTTATTTGAAAAAAATATCGGACCTGCATTTAAAATACAGGAAGATTATGACCTAAAATTAGACAATGGTTATAATTCTACAAATTCAGAAGTTATTAAAATTAAAGTTAAAAAAATTAAAGCTGTTCAAAAATTAAAAGATAATAAATTTAGTGCTCAGCTAGATTATTATATGGATAATAATACAGGTATTATTTATGATATAGATTTAGAATTCCCAATAGGTAAAGTTTATTTTGATAACGATGGCATACCTGAAATTCAAAAAAAAGGAGTTTATATAATTTCTGAAATTATATCTATTCCAATGTTAAAACATACATAAAATAAAAAAAATTATCTTCTACACTATAAAATAAATCAAAATAAATCAAAATACGATTTATTTTGATTAAACAACCATATCATTTATCAAAAATTAATATAACATTAAATTAATTTTATCATAATGATTTAATTAAATGTTTTTTTATTCATTTCTATTTGAACTTCTCCAATATTAAAAATAAATTGAGCTTGCATATTCCATGCTAATGGATGTCTTAAATATTTACTTGCACTTCTAAATGAATTTCTATATTCTTCTTTAGAAATAGAATTTATATTTATAATATTACTTGCATTATTTACATTATCTAAATTCATATTCCAAATATCCGAATTATTTTTTAATAAATCACCTGCACTATCTAAAATAGTAATACTCATTGAACTGAAATTACCTAAATTTGAAAATCTAAAAATTTTATCTGTTTCCATACCATCCATATTATTAAAACCTCTACTATTTTCCCTTCCAGGATATAATAATGAAAAACTTTTACTAATATTAGAATTAGTTGCTAAATCATTATTTTTTGGTAATTGATCTATATGTAATTGGAAAAATCTACCATTTTCTACTTGACAATCTTTATCTTTAGTATATAAACTATGAGTATTTATAATATTATCATTAGTTAATTCTGCTGTTTCTACAACAGCTGAATATACATTTGTATAATCTGGAGATTCATTTATAGATCTATAATAATCTATTGTGAATATAGATTCGTAAGTATAATAATAAATTATATATATAGTTTCATTAGAGTCAGTATAAAAATTATCATATTGATTAATATTAGTATTTAAATCGTTAAAATTATTATTTATAAAATTATTAATACAATTTTTTAAATTTGTATTTGTATTTTCTATTTTTTTTATATAATAATTATCAGGAAATATTGTTTTTACTAATTTTATATATTTTACATTTTTTACAGATCGATGAATAGACGGACCAGGAGTACTATCAGTACTACCTAATTTTACAGTGAAATTAAATACATTGGGATATCTAGATATATCTCTATCAATAGTATCGATAATAATATCTTTCTCATCAATGAATTCATTTCTTATCTCATCGTACATATTGTTATCAAGTAATGGTCTATTAGTGTAATTTTGTTCATACAAAAAATTACCTCTATTATTTGATTGATTAGAATTATCATAATTTATATCATTATTTTGAGTTACTTTATTGAATGAATCATTATTATTTGTAAATAAACAACGTTCTTGTAGATTTTCAACAAAATTTGCAGGTGTATGTGCATTATTATAATAATTATCTCTTATTGGAATATTTGATGAATTATTTCTATCTCTTGGAATATTTGATGAATGATCTCTTGGATTATTAAACATATATTATATATTTAGAATTTAAAATAAAATATAAGTTTATATTTAAAAAAAAAAAGATATTAATTGTTAATCAAAATGGAAACAAAATTTATTAATAAAAATAATTTAACGTTATTAAATGGTGAATTAACTAAAAGGTTAAGTATTCAAGATAAATCAAAAGAAGAAAAAAAAATGGTTATATCAGTTTTATTAAATAATATGAAAAAAGTATATAATAAATTAGATAAATCAAAAATTAATGAAAAAAATATGTCAAAAGTATTAAATACATTTAATAAATATTCATTACAGAATACATGTGATGAAATAAATAAATCACTTAATATTACTAATGATACTAATATAGGTCCTGTACAATATAATAGAGATAGGGAAGTTAATAAAGATACAAATATTCATTATTTGGAAAGACCTGCTGTTACTGCTGTTCCAAAAGAAAAAGGATATGATTTATCAAGTAGAAATGTAAATTATAATTCACAACCTGATTATAATAATAATAATATAGAACAATCTTCAAGATATTCTGAAAATATCGCACCAGAAAAAGCAATGGAACAGCTTATTACTGAAAGAATGAATGACGTTCCAAATAGGCAACAACCATCTACACCTGATTTTTTAAAAAATAAACAAAATAATAATATATCAAATATAGAACATTTTACTCAAGAATCATCAAAAACAAATCATAATTTTTTATCAAATGATAATTTTTTATCAACTGAAAATTCATCTCAAAATATAGATAACAGAATGTCGGGAGATACATATCATTTAAGTGGATCTAACTTAGACTCTAATTTTAGTAGTATAGATTTTGTCAATAATGATATCTCTTCAGGTTTACCAGAAGTAGATGAATCAATTAATACATCTCAAAGACTTGAAATATTACAACAAGAAAGATCAAATGTTTATACAAATAATACAAATAATATAGACAATATATCAAAACCAGATTTTAGTAAATCAATAGAAGAAAATGATTTTCAAAAACAACAACAACAACAACAACAACAACAACAACAACAACAACAACAACAACAACAACATCAACAACAACAACATCAACAACAACCACAACAACAACAACAACAACAACAACATCAACAAAATTATCAAAAACAACAAGATTTTCAGAAACAACAAGATTTTCAGAAACAACAAGAAATTCAAAAACATCAAATATTACAAAACCAGAAAAATATGATGGATAAAGCTTCACATATAAATAATGGAAATATAATTGATAACTTGCAAAATGTTAATCAAGCAGAACTATTTAAATTACTAAATTCATATGCTCAAAATAATTCAAGTATAAATAAACAAATGGATGCACCGCCTATACTCAATAATCAAGAAAATATTCAAGAAAACACTTCAAATAAACATAATGATCAAGTAACTGATTATCTAAATGATTTAGGTAAAAAACAATTAGAACAGTTAAAACAAGTACAATTACTTCAAGAACAATTGCAAACACATATGCGTAATCAAATGACAACATCATCAAGTAATCAATCAAATCAGTCAATGTATAGAGATGATGGAGATAATACTACTGATGAATTAAAAAATGAATTAATTAGTAAAGTGAAAATTTTAACAGGACAGTTGGAACAAGAAAAGAAATTAAATTCACGTTTAAAAGAAAGATTAGATGAATTAATTGAAGATCATGATGTTCAAAGTGAGAGAAAAATAAAATTAATTGAAGATAAAAAAACTGAAATAAAAAAAGAAGTTTTAACTTTAAGCAAGCGTCATAAAGAAATAGAATCAGCATATAATAATTTAATAACCAAAGAATCTTTTATAAAAGCTTTTATTGAAAAAAATAAAAAATTAATTTATGCAGATAGAAAAACATTTTTTTTGAATTCAAAAGATTATAACTCTAGTAGTATGTTTACATATAAATTTGATAGTATTATTAATAATATTAATAAAATAGAATTAATATCGTATGATTTCCCATTAACGAGTAATAATATTAATAGTATAAATGATAAAATACATTTTAAATTTGATATGATTGAAGAAAATAAAGAAAATCAAGAAAATAATCAAGTAGAAGAAAATGAATCAGATAGTGAAGAAATAGCTATAGATAATTCTGATGATATATCAGTAATTAATATTCCTCATGGAAATTATGATATATCTACATTAATAAAAAAACTAAATAAATTAGGTAAAACATATAATCTAATATTTTCCTATAATAAAAATACTAGCAAAGTTACTATAAAGAGTGAAAATAAATTTTCTTTATTTAATAAAGAAAATTCTATATTGAGTATTTTAGGTTATGATATAAACGAATCAACTGATAACTTAATAAATAATAATATATATACAGGTATTAATCCATATGATTTAAGAAAAAATAGTTATTTGTATATATATATTACAAATATATCTGATAAAGCTATTGCCACAGTTAATATAAATACTTCAAAAAAAGGAATATATAGTATGGATGTCGATAAATTAAATGTAAATGAATTTTTATTAGAAATAAAAGACGAAGCAAATAATTTAGTAGATTTCTGTAATTTATCATTTAAATTAGAATTTAATTTAATATTTCAAAATAATGATATTAAAATAGATAATGATTTAGAAGAAAAAATGATAGATAGTGAAGAGAGTGATGTAAGTAGTATTGATTCCCCTAATTTACATAATGCCAATGAATTAGAAATATAATTTTTATATAAATTTTATATAAGTTATATATATAATGCTAAAAGTAATATATATAGCACTAATAATAATTATAACTATATGGACTTTATATTTATATTTAGAAAATGACCAAGAATATAAAAATGAATTAAAAAGAATTAGTATGATTGAAAATAGATTAAGAAAAAAAAGAGACTTTTCTAATTATCATAGATTAAATTCAATACCATGTAATATTCCTAATTTAAATAATCCTCGGGATTGTTATATAGGATCTAATTATATATGTAGATGGAGTGAACATGCAGACAGATGTAATCAAATAGAATAATAATAATAACTACTAATATAATTATGTTCAATTAAATCATTACATACAATACATGTAATGATTTATTTGATTTGTTGTTTAACAACAATCATTTATTTTTAATATATTTTTTGATTGACTTTGTCCCAAAGTTATATTATTTGCAGAAATATTAATTTCATCAAAAACTATATTTTGGCATATATTTTCAAATATTTTATTTATGTTTTCTGATGTTTTTGCAGAAACCTCTATAAACCCATATTGAGATGTATTATTAAATTGTTCTACAGTCACTTTTGCAATTTTACGACTTAATTCTAAATCAGACTTATTACCAACTATAATTATATATATAGAATTAGATACATCTTCTGATAATTTTTTCACCCATAAACATGCTTTTTCAAAAGATGATTTATTTGTAATATCATATACTATAATAGCAGCTTTTGCTCCTCTATAATACATAGGAGCTAATGAAGCATATCGTTCTTGTCCAGCGGTATCCCATATTTCAAATTTAATATTATAATCATTCATTTTTTTACTTACAAAAGCTGCTCCTATTGTTGATTCTTGATATTCAGAAAATGTATTTTTTATAAATCTAGATACTATACTCGATTTCCCACACCCTGCATCACCTAAAAGTACAATTTTCGCATTATTTATAATGCTCATATTATTACATACTTATGAAAATAAAATATCTTTAAATAAAAAATAATATTTTATTTAAAGATTATTTTTTATACTATATAATTTTTTTAATTAAAAAATTATATATTATTATATATAATGTATAATTGTATACAATGTAATAAATTAGAAGATTTATATTTTAAATGTAATAAATGTAAAAAACAATTTTGTAGAAGATGCATTAGAGCTGATAAACACAAATGTCAATCAAATATGATAAAATCATATTCATTAGACATGTTTTGCAATTATAATGAATGTATTAAAGTTGATCATCTTATATTATGTAAAAATTGTAAAAAATATTATTGTTCTGAACATTTGAAACACGAATGTAAATCAAAATTTTTATCAGAATGTACAATACAATAATACAATTATATTATATACTATTTATATCTTTAATAACACTATTTAATTTATCTAAATAATTATATGCTTTATTATATTTTAAATCAATATTTTTTATAGGTGATTCCATATTAGGAATATTAGGAATATTTGCTTTATTATATTTTAAATCAATATTTTTTATAGGTGAAATCATATTAGGAATATTAGGATTATTTGCCACAAAACGAGGATGATAAATAATATTATCATCTGAATCCGATGTGTATAATTCGGATTCGGAACTATCATTATTATTTAATAATTCTTTAAGAAAAATAGAATTATCATCCATATGTTTTTTTGCTAATTTATTTAATTTTAAATAATTTTTATTAATAAAATTATACTCTTTATCAGTATCAAAATTATTTTTACTTCCACTTCCACCTTTTATAGTATGGACTACATCATCTATTTCTTTTAGCTTTTCTTTTAATTCTATATATTTACTATCACTATCTTTTTCTTTTATAATTTTACTTATTTTATCAACTAATATATGTAAATTTTTGTTTATTTCTTCTATAATATAATCAACTTCTATATTAGGACCACTTCCTAATTGAATTATTTGTTTATTAAAACTTTTTTTAATTTTATTTAATTCAGATAACTGAAGTTTCTTTATAAATATATCCATTATATACTTATAAAGATATTGTTTATTTTTAATTTGAGTCAATCGGTTCCGCTTCATTTATTTTTGATTCTAATTCTTTTATATTTATTTGAAATTTATTTATTTGTTTATTAGTTTCTATTTTTTCTTTTAATAATAATGATATATTTCCAACAAGATTATTAACATCATCTTTTAACTTGAAAAAATTATCATTCATTTTATTAAATTCTTGCATATCAAATTTACTATTTAATAATTCTGCTTTATAATTTTTTATTTGTTGAGTTTTTAACATTGTTTCTAGAATAACTACATCATTGTTAGAAAATATATGATCAACCATCTTATTAATTAAATTTATATTTCTAAATGTTTTATTTTTTGGATTATAAGATATTATCATATTATTTGTGCTATATTCAAGTATTGGAATTCCATAATATATTTTTTCATTATTTGAATATTTATGTTTATAAACTTGTTCATTTACATCATAAAATAATTTCATTCCGGGTAGAAATACCATCTTTTTTATTTTGTGATTTTTTCCAAATAATTCAAACTCTATATTTGATTTTATAGGGTCAATTAGTGATATTAAAGACGCTTTAACCGAAGTCTCTTTAACTGAAGACTCTAAAGATTTTTTAACTGAAGAATCCTCCCCTGAAGAATCCTCCCCTGAAGAATCCTCCCCTGAAGAATCCTCCCCTGAAGATGATATCATACCCCCAATTAAGGTATTAATAATCGTGTCTGCTTTAATAATATTTTTTGCTAAACTATTTAATTTATAGTCTCTATATGATATATCATTGAATCCTCCTGCCTGGGGTTTGTATATATCTTGTAAAATCAATACAATGTTATCTATATTATTAGATAATTCCCTTTTATCTTTTTCATATTGCTCTATTGTTTTTTCACGTTTATTTATTATTTCTATAGAATTATTTAAAATAGATGTAATAATTATTTTTAATTCATTTAAATTATTAATAGATTTATTGTTTTTTAATGTTTGTGGAATAATTAATTTAAATTTTTTTAATAAATCATCTAAATTATCTCCCCCTATTTGATATATTTTTTTTAATTTATTTAAATTATTTAAATTATTTAAATTATTTAAATTATGAATAGTTTTCATATAAATATTATAAAGATAATATTTATATGAAAACTATTCATAAATATTCATTATATGTCAATTATAAAGTTATCCACTCTTTTTAGATACTTATAATTTATATTCTAATGGAATATTTTTTATATTTGAACCACCTGTTATACTATTAAAGGTATCACGTAAGACTGTGATTTCATCCTTTATTTCTTTGACTTGCTTATTTGCCGATACGACTTCTACAGTGTTATTATCATTTTGCATATTTATAACAACATCTAAAACATTTAATATCTGACTTTTTAATCCATTTAATAATATCTTAGATTCTTCTATAACTACACTATTAAATTCCACTCCAGTTTTTGATGCTTTTTCTTTAAGTTCTTTAAATTTTTGTATTTTAGATACGAGTTCTTCATCTACGCCTGGTGCAGTTCCTGGCGCAGTTCCTGGTGCAGTTCCTGGTGCAGTTCCTGGTGCTCCTGGTGCTCCTGGTGCTCCTGGTGCAGTTCCTGGTGCTCCTGGTGCTCCTGGTGCTCCTGGTGCAGTTCCTGG